GTGGTAGAGAGTGCCTGCGGCGATCGCAAGGAATGACGCCGCCACCGCATACGACCGCGCCCAGCAGGACCCAGTCTGGTGGGTGGAGACCATCCTCGGGGACCGCCTCTGGCAGCGCCAGAAAGACATCATCGAAGCGGTCAGGGACAAACCAGAGGTTGCGGTCAAGTCCTGCCACGGCCCCGGCAAATCGTTCACCGCCGCACGCGTGGCGCTCTGGTTCCTGATGACCCACCGCCCGTCAGTCGTGATCACAACCGCCCCGACGGACAGACAGGTGCGGGGCATCCTCTGGAAGGAGATCGGATCGGCCTATAGCCGGTCACGCTACCCTCTCGGGGGAACTCTCCTCTCCCAGGAACTCAAGATGGATCGGGACTGGTGGGCCTGGGGGTTCACCGCTCCAGACTACGACCCCGACCGCTTCCAGGGCTTCCACGAGGTGTACATTCTGGTCATCGTGGACGAGGCCGCCGGCGTCAGCGATCAGATTTGCGAGGGGATCGACGGGGTCCTGACCTCCGAGCATTCCCGACTGTTGATGATCGGGAACCCGACCCGTACGACGGGCCGCTTCGCAGACGCGTTCAAGTCGCCCGGTATCGAGAAAATCACAATTTCCGCTTTTGACACGCCGAACTTCACGACCTTCGGGATCACGGAATCGGATATCGCCGACGGGTCGTGGAAGGAGAAGGTCGGCGACGACATGCCGTTCCCTTACCTCGTCACTCCCCAATGGGTAGCGAAACGCTACGAGCGGTGGGGGCCGGACTCGCAACTCTATCAGGCGCGTGTGCTTGGGAACATCCCCCAGGTCGGGAACGACACGCTGATCCCGCTCCACTGGATCGAAGCAGCGGTCCGGCGCACGATAGAGCCCACCGCCCCGAACGAACTCGGGGTGGACGTCGCCCGCTACGGCGCCGACGAGACGGTGCTCATCCACCGCCGTGGCCCGGTGGCGAGACTCTGGAAAGCGATCCCGATGGGCGACACCATGGAAACTGCGGGAGAGGTGCGGATCGCCCTCAGGGAGACCGGCGCCGACTCAGCCAAGATCGATACCGTGGGGCTCGGGGCCGGAGTCTATGATCGCCTCAAGGAGCAGGGATCCCCCGCGTATGAGATGAACTCCGGCGACGCCGCTGCCGACCGGGAGCGGTTTGCCAATGCCCGCGCTGAGTGGTGGTGGGGACTGCGATCCCGCTTCGAGAGTGGCGACATTGACATCGACGGAGACGAGGAGCTCGTCGAGCAGCTGGCGAACATCAAATACAAGGTCAACAGCCGCGGCCAGATTCTCATCGAATCCAAAGACGACATGAAGAAGCGCGGCCGTAAAAGCCCGGACCGAGGTGACGCGCTCATGCTGGCCTTCGCAAAGATCCCGTTGATCGTCCCGCCGACGGTCTATGTAATGCAGGATGATTATGCGATATAAGGAGGAAACATGGAGGAAAAACGGAAAGAGCCAAAAATTTCCAGCGAAAAGAAGATCACCGAACTGGGGAAATCCGAAGTGACTACGATCAAGATCACCCAGAACGCCAAGGCTGAACTTGATGCCATTAAGACCGACATTTCCGGCGAAGAGAAGATCACCGAACCGGGGAAATCCGACGTGACCACGATCAAGATCCCCCTGGACGTCAAGGCTGAACTTGACGCCATTAAGACCGACCAGGGCGAGTCGTACGCGGGCGTTGTGTCGCGGCTGATACCAAAGACCCAGAAATCAGACGGCGACATGATTACCATCCGCATCTCAAAACGAGTCTTCCAGATGATGATGATGGTGTTGCCTGACAACCTCAAAAGGGCAGTGCGGGGCGGCGTGAAAAAATGATCCGGGAGCAGATCGCCGACATGATCGCCGGGGGCAGGATCTCTGAGATGCACGATACAATTTCATCTGCACAGGCAGCCATCCTGGACCAACAGAACACAATCCACAAACTCGAACTGACGGTCGAGGGCCTCAAGGACGGATCGATCCAGGAATCGGCAGCATCGGATCTCTCCTGGCAGAGCCGCCTTCTCCAGGATCAGCAGTGGGTCCTTGCATCTGGATCGCAGCAGCACCGGTATATCCAGAAGAGCACCGTGGATTTGTACGCCGACATGGCCAACTTCATGTATATTTTCAGCCCGCTGATCCGGCGTGCGGTCACAATCAAGACCCTGTTCACGTTCTCGCGCTCCTATTCCATCTCCTCAAAAACCGGAACCGTGCAGGCGGCGATCGACAAGGTCAAGAAGGCGCCGCTCAACAAACAGGCGTTTTTCTCGCAGCAGGCCACACGCGAGATCGACGCCGAACTCCAGAAAACCGGGAACGTCTATATCGCCATCTGGAGGAAACTGACCCCGGCACAGATCCGGGTCTGGACCTCCTATGAGATCGGCGACATCATCCTGGACGAGAACGACTCGAATCGTCCGATGTATTACATTCGCAGCTGGGTTGATGCCAACGGCAAGAACCACGAAAAAGCGTATCCTTCTGTATTCAACGACAAAATAGTCGGGATCATCCGGACGGGGCAGGGCACGTATACCGTCGACAACGATGTCGTCGTCTACCATCTGGCCACCGACAAGGGCCTCCGGCAGAAGTGGGCACTCACTGAACTGACCGCTGCGATGAGGTGGGCGAAGGCGCACGAGGGATTCCTGGAGGACTTCGGTGCGATCGTCCGGGCCATCCGGAAATACACCAGCATGGTGATCACCTCCGGGGGTAACGCCCAGGTGTCGGCATTGCAGTCTCAGTTTTCCGGCAGCACAAGCAACGCCGGGACCCCGCTGCAGAGCAACCCAGCCGGCTCAATGCTGGTCGCCTCCGCCGGGACCGATTACAAGGTCGTGGACGCCGGCAAAAACAAGATCGTCGGCCTCGACGAATCGCGCTATTTCCTGATTATGGTCTGCGCCGGGTCCGGGGTGCCGGAAACCCTGCTGACCGGCGACCCCTCCACCGGCAACCTCGCCACCGCAAAAGAGTTGACCGGGCCGTTCCTGACCCTGATCGAGTCCCGGCAGGAAGACTGGACCGACATGATCGCGATCGTCTTCTCCAAGATCCTCGGAACAGACAACTTCGAGGTTTCCTTCCCGCCGATCCGATCGCAGGACGCCCTCGACTACATCAACTCGCTCATCGCCGCAGCGACACTCAACAGCCCAGGGGTCCCGGCAGGAACGATCAGCCCCGAGGATCTCATCGGCGCACTCTACGAGGCGCTCGATATCAAACTCACGCCCGAGACCAAGGAGGCCCTGGTGGGAGGGTTCATGTCGTATGTCGACGAGGAAGAGCCAGATCTCACCGCAGCGATCACCAGAATGGCGACGGCCGCAAAGGAACTCGCAGAATCTTCACGATTGACATGAGCGTCGCTACAGATCATCTCTACGAGGCCGCGGTCGCCCTCCAGAAAAAGCGCGACGTGGACCGCTTGGCAAAAAAGCAGCAGAAGAAATTTGCATCCTTTTTCCGTTCGCAAAAGAAGATCGTGCTCGAAAAGCTTGAAAAATATAATTATTTATTCTCTGAATCATTCCGTCCTCTCCGTGAAGAGACCCATATTACGATGGATTTTTGGAGGGCGATGTGGGGAGACGTGGAAGATCTTACAGACTCCACACTCCAGCAAATCGTCACGCAGGCAGAGACTATTGCTATAAATAATGGCATTCTGAGTGCAAAGAGTCTGATAGGGGTAGATTCGGCGTTCGACCTCTCAAACCCTCGGGCTGTCGAGTGGTTCCTGCAGCATGGCGGCAGCATCCAGTATATCAAGGACATCCAGGCCACGACCGGAGACCAGATCAAGACCGTCATCGCAAAAAGCCTTGACGAAAAATGGGGGTATAACAAGACAGCGAAGGCGATCTCAGAAACGTTCGACGGATTCTCACGTGATCGAGCCCGCCTCATTGCCGTAAACGAATCGGCGCAGGCATACGAAGCCGGCTCGTTTATGCTTGAGCAGGACCTCGCCGATCAGGGCATCGAGCTGGAGAAAAGTTGGCAGAACTCGGGCGACGGCAAGGTCTCTGACGGATGCCTCGAAAATTCAGCGGCAGGCTGGATCCCTCTCAACCAGCCTTTCCCGTCAGGCCACCAATACCCCCCACGGTTCCCAGGCTGTCGGTGCTGGCACATTGTTCGCCGGGTAAAATCATAGAGATCCGGGAATCCGGTATACCTCGACCTTTGTTTTTAACCTTTTAGGGCGCCAATATATCCAATGGCGAAAGAGTCTGCTATTCATGCCGGCCCGATCACGCGGTTTCGTGAAGCGCCAGGATCTAAGTCTGAAGACGGCCTGATCGAAGTCCACATCATCCGGCCGGGCTGGGGATCCAGCGGGTACTATTCTGAATCTGTTCTGCAGAACGCCTGCACCTCCGGGGTCTACCCGAAGGGCATGCACATGCACTGGGATCACCCTACCCTCACACAGGAGGCCGAACAGCCGGCCAGGACCCTCACGACGCTCTCCGCAGTCCTTACTGAAGCAGCCCATTACGAGACCGAAGGGTGGGACGGCCCCGGTCCGTATGCAATAGCCAGAGTTTTCCCAGAGTTTCTGGAGAACGTCCGAGCTCTTGATGGCCATATCGGGATCTCTCATTACGTCTCCGGCTCTGCTGAGGAGGGAAAGGCCCCTGACGGAAAACGTGGACGAATCATCACGGAGCTGATAGCAGATGCCCTCAACACCGTGGATTTCGTGACCGTGCCCGGCGCAGGCGGATCGTATCGCACGATGTTTACGGAGGCCAAGAGCCTCCGGCACATTGAGAACGCCAACCAGGAGGAAAACATGCCAGACGAGAAACTCACGCTCTCCGAGGTCCAGAAGAGATACCCGGAGGCAGTAAACGAGCTGAGAAATCAGCTCACCGAGGAGCTCAAGATCCAGACCGACGCCAAGGAACAGGCAAAGAAACTGACCGAGGCGAATGACCGGATCAAGGCCCTCGAACAGGAAAAAGCCGAACTCAAGCGCAAGGTCGGGGAGGCCGTCGCCGCTGAGTTCGTCAAGACGAAGATCGCCGAAGCCAAGATCCCCGAGGTCTCCGCCAAGATCCTCGCCGAGACCCTGATCCCGCAGGCAGTCTACGCTGCGGACGGCTCGATCGACGCCGTCGCATTTGGAAAAGTGGTCGAGGATGCGATCAAGGCGAAACAGGCCGAGATCGAGGCGCTCCTCAAAGAGACGCAGACCATCCACGACAACGGCGGCACCCCTGCAGCAGGTACCGGCGACCTGGCGAAAGCGAAGGAAGGGTTCATCCGGACCCTCATGGAGGCCGGGTATACCAAAGAGCAGGCTGAGAAGCTTGCGGAGGCGTAAACCATGCTGAACGAAACTCATACTCCAGACAATCTCAGGATTGTCGCGTCGTATCCGACCACTCCGGCATCCGGGGGCGTTGTGATTTACGGCGACCTCTGCGGCGT